ATCTAGGACGGCTTGTGGGAGGTTGTCTCCGCAAACGTAGCGGATATGCCACGCTTCAGCGTTAGCACCGTTTTTGACTTCCCATGAAAACCCAAACTTTAAGGCGTTGCTGGTGGATAATCCGTCGCCTAGTAACCATTCAATTCGTTTGCCTGAAGCGGACGCGACGTCTATCGCAAGTCCCCAGCCGTGATTACTTGTACCGGGTGTTCCTGCTGGGGCGAAACCTTGTTTCAGAAACCAAACTTGACCGTTGTATTTGCGGGTCACTTGGGGTTTACGAAAGTTGGGTTTGGCTTCGTACCGTTCATTGAACAGGGCCACCTGTTGGGTTAGTGGGCGGTATGCGCCGACGTGCTTGAGTTCTATTCCGTCAAAGTACGCGGCGAGCTGTAACGCGTTCCATGCGGTGGCCGCGAGGCTGTGTAGTTTGCCGTTTGGGGCTTTAATGTCGCGTAGTAAGGCTGGTTTGATTTCGCCGTTCTTTTGACCTTCTAGGTCTGACGGCATGATGATGGGTAGTACCGGGTAGTTAGTCATCTTGTTTTTCTCCCTTGTCCTTGAGTCCGTTACTTGCCAATACCCCACCAAGTAACCCTAAAAGTGCCATAAATGCTGGCGCCAAAATACCGTCAATAAAAGAACTGTCGGTGGGTGATGGTTCAAGCGGTTGTACGACGAATAGCACGCCGTACAAGATTCCTAGCATTGAGATTCCAAACACGAACGACAAGGTCACGCCTACGACGAATATGAGTCGGGCTTTAATCTCGGAGTTACTGAGTTTTCTCATGGTGTGGTTGCTCCAATTGAGGTGTCGCATCTACGGCCTGACGGATCGGTTTCGCAGGTGTGTCGAGTGCGATCGGTGCAACTGGTGACGACGAACATGAGCACGATGGCAAGAGCTGCGATCACGGCAAGCGTTTTCATGTTTCAGGGTTGCTTCCAAGTGTCCAGTTGCATGATTCAGGGTCGTCGTACAACTCCGATAATGCACACGGTTCGTGGCATACACCACACATCACATAATCGGGATCGCCACACATATGTTCCTGAACACCGTTTTCTGGGCAGGTTTCGTTTGTGCAAGTAACTGTTTTCATCATGCCACCTCGTAAGCAACCATTAGTCGAATTACATCACCTGAAGCCAACGCCATAGACGGTGACTGTCCAATCGGCGAACCTGTCTGATACAACATGTTGATTGTTGTTGTAGTAGCAAGGCTGGCCGGACCAGAATACAGAGCGTTAATGTTTTGGTCATAAACAAAACCCGAACCGATTTGTTGTGTCCCTGCAACTGCTGTCAATGGCAAACCAATAGAAATTGCAGCAGCAGCTGTGCCCGCACTTGTAACATTTAAGTCCAAGTTAACAATGCACAATTTTTGTAGTCGGCAAAACTTTGCATAAGCGATCGTTTTGGTTACTGTTACGCCTTGAACAAGGGTCGGCGTGTAAGCCTCCCATGCGGCCCCAATGGTGTTAAGCGTCGCCGCAGTCAACACCTGCCCGCTAGTCGTACCTGCTGTCCACTGTGTAGCCATAATGTTTCTCCTTTACCAACCTAGACGGCTGGTATCCAAAATACCTGATGTAGTGCTGTCCAAGATAAACAAATCATAAAAAGACGCTGGCGAAAAATAGAAGGTGTAACTGGTTTTGCCCGGCACACCACTAAAACTAAAACCTTCAAATATGACATTTGTTGCTGTGTCGCTTCCAGCTCCGGGGACTCGCCAAGTTAAAACGGAAGCGAACTCGTAGAAAGAACGAATGTTTTGTATAAAGTCACTAATGGCTGTGTTGTTTGCGGTTGCGTCGTCAAAGTCAACCTCAAATCTCAATGTTGTCGGGTCGCCTTGTGTGTAGCTGATCCATGACGCAAGGCCTGATGCTTGGGTGCTACTAAAATCTGCTGATTCAAACGAGAATCCTGCAATGCCGTTGGCTGTTTGACTTGCTGTGTTGTTTCCAAATACGGGTGCTAAAGCGTTTCCAGATGCGTCCGAGTAATTGACGGTCACTTGATTTCTAAAGTTGTCTAATGCGTTTGCGCGTCTTAGTTCTGTGTAGGCGATTGAAGTGGTTGACGATGTTGTTCGGTGAAGGTTGACAGTGTTGTAGTCCAACATTCGACTACGAGCCAAGAACAAGATTCCGCCTGACTGTGCCAACAGTGCGCCTCGTTCTGTGTTGTTCAGAAGGTTGAGACGGTTTAAGATTGTGCCGTTGTACAGGGTCACTGCTTGAGCTGTAGAACTGCCTGTGCCAACTCTGGACACTTCAGGTGTTTTAAGTCCCGTGAACGCTTCGTTTGATCTTTCGGCTTGATTGGTTGTTGATTGTTGGCTGTAACCAGCGAAGTCTTGGAGTGTGAACTTGCCTGCTCTGGTCAGTTCGTCTTGGCAGGTGATTGTTGCTGTTGACATTCCAACATTGCCAGGGTAATCCGTGTATGTAACACCGATGACTGTTCCCCATGCAATGTCCAAACCTGACGAGAACACGATTCGGACTTCAAGGCCTCGAGTAAAGTTCGCGGCTTCGTTTGCTTGGTTCTTAATGGTGATCTGGAATGTGCCACCGCTGTAGTTGTCCAAATAGTTCTGTCGTCCTGCGTCGCCACTGAACGAGATCACCGAGGTGGTGAAGTCTGTGCCGAGAGCTCCGCGTCTGAATACCCATGCTTCTGCGCTCATTGAACACTCACAGGGAGTCTCCCGACGTTGCGGTTGTAGGCCTGTAGTGCGCGTACGACTTCGTTTGGATCTGCGCTGGTGACATTGATTGTGATGTTGCCACCGCCACCGAAGCCCATACTGCCCATCTTTGACAACGGGATGATCGCTTCGGGTTCACGGCCTTCACCGATCATGGCAATCGTTGGGCCTGTCACGATGCCACCTTCAGCGAGTCGAGGCAAACTTACTTCTGGAATAGTTCCAAAATTGACCCACGGCCCGGCTGCTTTGTCAATTCCGTCAAGGATCGTGTTTAAGCCTTTGATTGCAAAGTTCAAGCCCTTTTCCATTGCCGAAATGACAGCGTTAATAACACCCTTGAACGCTCCGCCGATGCCATCAAAAATCGCCTTGCCAAGATCTGCCAATTCAGCAAACCCTGTTTTGACTGCACCGAACACGAACTGGACGACGCCCCACCAAGCCATGAAGCCAGCCTTGAGTCCATCTATCGCTTTCCCGAAGATGTCAAACTTGACTTGTAACGCGACCAGTGCCGCGATAATTGCAAGGATTACGACTGCACCTGTGGCGACCCATAGCGCCGAGAACGATGCCGTCAGTGCAGTGTTCAGGGCAAGGGTCACGGCTTGGATCGTATTGTAAATCGCAAGACCTGCGTTAATACCAATGATTGCTAGCGCAAACGTGCCGATTACGGCTCCAAGAATGACAATAAGTTTTGTGTTTTCTTGAGCAAATGTTGAAAACTGTAAAAGTGCTGGAAGCATTTTCTGAATCAGCGGTGCAACAGCTGCGCCGATGGACTCTTTAAACTCGCCCATCTGAATAGACAAGTTCTTCATCTGACCTGAGGTCGTGTTTGCAGCAGTTGAGGCTTGATTATTAAACGTGCCAGCCAAACGACCAAACACATCGTCAGCGTCAGCGCCCTCCTCAATCAACGAGGCGAGTGCTGGGTCAAGTTTTTTGAGTGCTGTAAAGTTGCCGTTGTAAGCCTTTGACAGCGCGTCAGAAACAGCGCCAAGATCCTTGCCAGTGCCCGCAGAAATGTCCAGCGCAAGAGTGAGCAGATTTTGGGCTTTTGCAACATTGCCAGTGCCACGAACCAGTTTGTCGAGTGCCGGGCGAAGTTCATCGTCGGCAACAGCGGCGGCTTTAGAAGTCTTGGTAATGAACTTTTCAACTGAGGCGATCTGGTCATCTGTTGCGTAGGTGACGTTCTGAAGTGTTAAACCAAGTTTTTCGGCTGCGGCTTCATCTTCGGCAAACGCTTTGACAGCATCAAAAGCGACAGCACCAAGAGCCGCAATAGCAAGCCCTGCAGGAACTGCCGCTTTCTTGATTGCAAACGCTGCTTTTTGCCCGTTGGTTTCAAGTTTCTTAAAGTCGGCAATGGCTTTATCAATGCCTTTAGGATTCCACTCAGAAATGATTGGGAGGTTAATAGCCATCAGTTGAACTCTCTTTGTGCATCAACCATGAACTGGTCAATGATCGGCTTCAAAGCCCGCTCAGTTTCGGCGACCATCTGATCTATGTCTTTCCACATATAGCGCGACGGTTCGCCCTGAAGAGCTGACGCAAAATTAGGTCGGCGATATTTTGACTCTCGGCGCGACTTAGTGCCACCAGCACGGCCAGCCATGTCCGTGATCGCCACAGGGGCACCCTTAGTGACCACACGAACCACTGCGATCTGTTCAGCGCCAGCAGTCGCCGAACCCTTGCGAGGCTTGCGAGTGTTTAACGAGATCTGCACTTTCTTGACGTTCTTCCACCCGGTGCGACCGTTGTGATTCATACCGCTTAACGGTGGTGTCGTTGGGATTCGACTGTTGATCAAATCTACTAAAGGCTGAGCCGCGACTTTCGTATCCTTGAGCAGAGTGCGACGAATAGCAGGGTTGATTTTCTGCATTTTCTTCAATGCGTCTTGCAGACCGTAAGTATCAAGTCTCACATCTGCAGCCATTAGGTTTTCTTTCTCTGCTCGTTGATGATCTGCACACAAGTTGCCAAATCGTCTGTCTCGAATGTTATTTGTGGAGGCCAGAATCCTGTCTCAACTAGCAGAGCTGCT